GGGCGCGCAGCGTCGCGCCATCCGCGTACGCGGCGGCCGCGATCATGGGCTTGCCACTTTCGGCGCGGCCCGTAATGGCCGTGATGCTCGTCTGTTGGCGGTCGCCGTCTATCAGCCACACGCGCGATTCCTCGCCGTGCGTCAGCCCGAGCGCCAGGTCGAGCGCGATTTGCAGTGCGGCGGTGGACTTGCCCACGCCGCCCTTGGTGTTCCCTACCGTGATAATCATGCTTTCCCCCTCGTATTAGGTTAATGCGATGTCGATTGTATGTGTGGGTCTACTTGATATCAACCCGATATGCACTTGATGTTAAATTTCCCGCAGAAACCGGCCGAGCTGCGCGCGTTGCTCGCCGATGCCGCCGCTCGTTTCCTGCACGCTGGCCGGCACCGTGCCGAAACCGTTCCATAGCGCCTCGATCGTCGCCCGCATGACGCGTCGGTACTGCGCGCCGCCGGCGAGCAATACCGGCCCGATTTCGCGCGGCCAGGCGACGCGCGCCATGGTTCGCGATCGGAGGTGCGCCAGCATGTCGTCGGCGCGCTCGGCCGTCATGCGCAGGTCGTACGGCGCCAGCTCGTCGCCGGCCGGCACGAACCCGTGCAGGGCCGACAGGATCACTACCTGGGGCGCTGCCTCGGCCCGGGCGTGCGTTCGGTAGGTCTGGTACATGACGCCGCGATACAGCTCGATCGCCGGCGCCGGCTGGTCGAGCTTGGCCCCGGAGCAGGCCAGGAGAAGAAGGGCGCGCGGCCCTTGCACCTGGTGCGCGCTCATTGGCGGCTTTCCAGTACGAAGCGCGCCAGGGCCGCCACCAGGGCGGCGCTTCGCTCGTCGCGCGCCGGCGCGACGCCCCAGGCGGCCATGGTCGCCGTCGCCTCGCGCCACATCGTGTCGACCAGGGCGCGATCGCCCGGCCCCATGGCGTCGTACTGCGCCAGCCAATACGCCGCGCTCTCGGCATCCTGGATGGTGCGATGGGCAACGCGGATTCGCTCCACCGGGGTCGGATTCACCTGGCGCGCCGAGGCGCTAACTTGACTGCTTGTGCGTGTCATATTGATATCGTCTTAATGGTGTTTTGATACGAACTTGCGATTACTTCGAGACGCGCAACGGGTAGACCCGGATCCGGCTTCGCGCATCTGTCGTGAAGCCGCCCATGCGCGCCCGTAGTAGGTCGGGCGCCTGGCCCCAAAGCCGGCGGGCGGCCGCCGCGCCTGGGATCTCGTCCTCGGCAAACGTCCACCCGTACGCCTCGCGGAGAACCGCCACGCGAGCCTTGCGGAACTGGCGGCGGTCCATGGCTAGGCCTCGGCCTCAAAGCGCGCCAGGAGGCCGCTAACCGTCGATATCGCGCGCTCGATCGCCTCGCGCACATGCACGGCGCGGCCTGGCTCGTCGTGCCCGTTGCGGCAGGCGGCCGCAAGGCGCTCGGCGTCCTCGCGGCAAAAGCGCGTCGCCTGGTGCGGAGGGCAGGGCGTCGGGTCCGTCGCCACCCCGTTTTCAACCGTGAAGCGAACGGTCAGCTCGCCAATCTCGACTACGAACCCCTGGCCGAGCAGAACATTGCCCAGGCCAGCCCTTGCCGCTTGCAGCTGCGCCAGCGAGTGGCGGAAATCCTCGATCACGCTCTCGCGAGCCTGGCGCGTGCGCTCGGCGTCCTGGCCGACCTGCGCTTGTGTGACGTTGTCGAGCATCGGTTTATCTCCTGGTGTGGTGCGCCGGCGGCGGCCGGCGCTGGTGGGAAATCAGAACTTGAAGAAGGCGATGTGGCCGCAGATCGGGTCGCGGTCCTCGCTGTCGAAAGCCAGCGTCGGCACTTGGGCGATAACGCGCTTCATCGCCTCGAACTGCTCGGTGCCCTCCACCAGCACCGACACCATGTCGACGCGGCAGAAGGTGACTTCCGCCACGATTCCGCGTTTCGCCAGGGCCGCGGCCATTTGGGTCTGAATCGTCTTAAGCATTTGGTGTCTCGCTGGTGAACATGTGGGGACTTGATAGTATCTCTAACTCATGTTGATATCAACTTGATATTTTCATGCTACGAATATCATGTTGATACCAAGCAACAGAGCGCCGGCGATCGCGGATCCGCAGCTCGTCGGCCGAGCACCTGGCCAGCTCGTCGACATCGAGGCGCCATCGCCCGCAAAGCCAAGCCCAGAAAGGGATTGCAAAAACCTACCTGTGCGGCCGGACCGTTTCGCCCCCCGATCGGCAATGCAAATTATTTTTGTGTGGCTGGCCCGAGCTGGTCGACGTCGACGCGGCGGGCCGCCGGCGGCGGAAAGGATCGAGGCCAGGCCGGCGCCGGTCGTTTCCAGCTACGGGAGGGGTAGCAGCTCCCAAAAACCGGGGTTTTCTGGGGTGAATCTCCCTAAGTCTTTGATTTTTGAGGCGAACCCATCCCCAAAAGCGCCCCGTTTTTCCCCACTTTTGCCCGGTTTTTCCCCGTGCCGCTGTCGCCGCCTTTTCTCTTTTCTCTCTCTAAATTATTGAAAGAGAAAGGAAAGAAGGCGGGGAAGGAAAGGAGCGCGCATCCCCGGATTGGCACCAGCTGCCCCCGGCTTTTTTCACCCCCTCGAAATCCCATCCCCGAAATCCCCGACCCTCGGGGAGCGTTTTAGGGGATAGGTGGGGGAAAAGTTTCGCTTACAAATCAAACACTTGCCGAGGCCGCCCCCTCGATCCCCGTATCCCCACGGAATTCTGCGAGTGCCCGAGCCTGGGCCGATCCCTCTCTCTCCCGGCCATCGTCGGCGGTCCTACCTGCCAGCACCGCGTCATTTCGGCCCGAGCGCGCGTCATTTCGCGTCGTTCTGCCGAAGCCAAATCCAGCCGAAAGCCCGCGCCAGCTCGCGCGCCGCCGGCCAGCACCTGGTGCGTTAAAAGCAGTGCCCCAAGCGAGCAGGGCGGGCGGGGAGGGGCCTCCGATTTCGCAGAAGCGGCTCGGTTTCGCAAAATGAAAGTGCCTCATAAGGCACATTGATGCGGCCTCGGCCCTGCTAGCGCGCCGTGGCGCCTCTGTGGCCCTGCTGGGCGTGCGTGGGGTCTATTGACGCGGAAAAATTGAATGGCGAGGCTCTGTGCAAGCCACAGGGGCATCGAGCACGTCGAGGGTTCGCCCCTCCCATTGCAAGCCGCGCCGAAGGCGCTTTCCCACTGGCCGGCGGTTTGCGTTGCCGTTGCTCTGAGAGCTGAGGTCGTCGGGTCGGATGAACGAGCGAGGCGTGCGTACCTGGTGTGTGTCGCCTGGCGACGCCGGTGGCATGCCACGGCCGCGCCAGCGAGCGCGGCCTCGTATATCTGGATAGGGTGTTTCGTCCAAGTGTCGCGCCGCAGGCGCGCACTTGTGCCCCCTCACGGGGGCGGCGCCGTAGGCGCGGGGTGGGGTTGAAGGGCGCGTCCCTCGCGCATGCGGTTTCTTGTAGTTCGTTTTAACCGTTTTAAAACCGTTTTAGCGCACCTGAAACCCGCGCCGGATAAGGCTTTGCGGGTAGCTATTGGGGCGAATTCCCGGTTCTATTGGGGCAAAACCCCGGCGCAATGGGGCAAACGCCCGGTCTATGGGGTAAAACCCCGGCGCTATCCACAATGGGGCGCAATTATTTCTTGCCCCAATAGCGGGTAATGGGGCATGATCTTGCGGCACACCAATAACAGGGGTCATGCTCCAATGAACGCACCGCGCGCAGCAACCACAATCGACCAGGACGCGCAGCTCGTCGAGCGCAACGTCAACATGAGCAACGCGCTAACCCGCGCCGCTCACGGCCTCGGCCTTGCCGAGAAGCGCCTGATCGCCTCCTGCATTGCCAAAAACGATTCCGTAAAGATGGCCGAGATTCATCGCAAAGGCGCCTGGACAGTGCGCCTTAGTGCGATGGAGTACGCCGAGACATTTGCGATCGGCCTCGACGCCGCATACGAGCAGCTACAACAGGCAAGCAAGAGCCTGTTCAACCGATATATCCGAACCACCAGGTCGACGCCCAAGGGGCCGGAAGAATGCCAGTTCCGGTGGGTGGGCAGTGTGAAGTACCACAAGGGGGAAGGGTGGGTCGAGCTGCACTGGTGGCATGAGGTCGTGCCACACCTGTTCGGCCTACGGAAAGAATTCACGTCCTACAAGCTCAAGCAAACGGCCGCGCTCCGCTCTGCCTACTCCTGGCGGCTTTATGAGTGCCTGAAATCCTGGGCCGCTACGGGGCGCTATAGCCCCTCGATCGGGGACTTCCACCGTGCCATGGATGCGAAGGATAGCCAGCGGAGCAACTTCAAAGAGCTGCGCAAGCGTGTCATCGAGCCGGCCGTGGCCGAGCTGATCGAGAAGAACGGACTTCTGATCGAGTGGGAAACGGTCACGCAGGGCCGCAAGGTTGTCGGCCTCGACTTCAAGTTCCGCCAGAACCCACAAAGCGACCTCTTCTGAGTGCCGAAAAGCACCTCGTGTCAGAGAACCGGGGATTTGCCCCAATAGGTTCAAGGGCGAGTCATGCGTTGTAAATCAACGGGTTAGCAGCGAAAAAGGCGCCGAAATGGCGCCTTTTCCTATTGGGGCAAATCCCCGGTTAGTCTGACACCGAAGGGAGCACATACGGATCGAACTGAACGATTTGCTCCCCGGCCCACTCGTTCAACGCCAGGAACTTGTCTTGCAACGGCTTAACCTCGTTGCGGCCATACACCGAAGACGCCGTTTCAGGCGACCCGAATCCACCGGCATGCGCGGGCACGATGCCCAGGAGGGAAGGGGGCACGCGATGCGCCGCGAGCAGGTCGTCGCGCGTCACGTTCTTGATGTTGAAAAACTCGTCCTTGGCTGCTACCTCCGAAACCGGGATGAGCTGCATGCCGTCTTTCTTGCCATTGGGCGCATACACGAACAGATTGCGGAAATTCCCCGGCCCCTTGCTTTTCTTCATCGCCTCGCGCAGCGCGTCGACATCGGCCTCGCTGTTGGCGGGGTCCGTCATGTAGAGAATGAAGCCGGCATGGCTCCCGTTCTCGTAATAGCGCCGGCGGAACAGCGTCGCCGATTCATTCAGCCAGGCCGCATGCAACGCGCCCACGTACTCGGGCAGGCCGTACACCTCCTGGTTGATGTCCGGTTCCATCAAATGAAAGATCCGGCCAGGCTCGAATTCGAACGGGTCTTTCCACCCGCCGCGCAGCTGGAAGTACGCGGCAAGGTCTGTGCAGCTGCGGCGGATGTACTTTGCCAAGGGCGCGTCGAACCGGATCGTCCCGCCGAGCGGATTCCTGATGCGCTCTAGATAGCCGTTGCCGAACGTCAGAAAGTCGATCGCCCACTTGCCGAATGTCTCCCGCGACAGGAGCTTGTGCGGGATGAACGTCGACACCAGGACGTTGCGCTTGAAATAGATCGCCGACGAATGATGACTACCGGCGCGGAATGTCTTCGCCAGGCCGTCGAAGCTGACCGGCGGCTCGTAGTACTTGCCGTTCTGCCAGGCCTCGACGTAATCGAGGATGCCGGCGCGGTCCAACACGGCCGTAGGCTCGCCGAAGGAGAAAACCTCGGCTTTGCTCTCGGTCGACACCATGGGCGCCACGGGGGCGGCCGGCGGCGTGCGGCGCTTGTTCTTGCTCATCAGGAAAACTCCATAAATCCGCCATTGAGGGTAGTCATACCCTCTAGCGGCTCATTGCCAAGTGCGTGCAGGCACGCCCACGCCAGGTCGGCGTGCCCGATCTCTTCATTTCTCGCGGCCACATACGTGACATGCCGGCCGCTGCCGGTAATCGTTTTGCGGATGGCCAGGAACGATTGCGCGAAGTCGACCCATCCCGCGTCGAATTCAAGCCGGCCCTTGCTGACAACCGAAATGCCTTTGAGCACCAGGCGGCTTTTAACCTCGGGCGAGTAGTTGATCGCCTGGGCCTGGGGAAAGAACTTGCTCACGAGCTGGTGCACGGCGGCCCCCAGGCCTGTGGTGTCGATTCCGATGTACTCGACGTTGAATCGCTGCGTAATCTTGCGAATGCTCTCGGCCTGGGCCTCGAAGTCGAGGCCGCGCCACTGATGTTTCTCAAGCACGCGGAACTTGCCGCCAGGCACGGCCGGCGGCGCGAGCACTACGCACCCGGCCGAGTCGCCGGTCAATGCCGGGTCGTACCCGACCCATACCCGCTTGTGGCCGAACGGGCGCAGCGCGAACGGCTTGTAGTCGGCCGCCCACTCAACCCACGAATCGACCATGCACGCTTGCAGGTCCGAAAACTTGAACACGCTCGCCGTGTCGTCGATGAACTGACACATGAGCAGATTGGCGTAATCGGCCTCCGAATACTCGTCGAGCAGCTCGTCGAGGTCGAACAGATCGCACCCGCCCGCTACTGCATCCTCCACGGTCACAATCTGGCGCCACTTGCGATCCGCGCACACCAGGCCGCCGGCCAGCGCATTGTGCGAAAGGTCGAGGCTGAACCCCTCGTCTTTCTTGCGCTTGCGGCCGTCCTTCCCGGTCCACATTGCGTAGGCTTCGTGCGACATGCTCGACGGCGTCGAAAAATACGTCTTGCGCCAATGCTTGTGCATTGCCATGGCCGACGCGAGCTTGTTCAGCTCTTTGAACTTCGGCACCCAAAAAAACTCGTCGAAGTAGAAGTCGCCGTGGTAGCCCTGTGCCGTGGCCGAGTTCGTGCCGAGGAATCGCAGCTCCGAGCCATTGGGCAAGATGATCGGATCGCCCTCAAGCTCGACGTCTGCCGCCTCTTTCGCGAATTTCTTGATGTAGTTGCGGAAGATGAAGGCCTGCGAACGGCTTGCAGACAGAAAAATCTTGTTGTGGCCCGTTTCGATCGCGTCCACCAGCGCCTCGCGAGCGAAATAGAACGTGGCGCCAATCTGCCGCGACTTGAGAACCATGCGCGTGCGCTGCTCCCGGTTGCGATACCAGACCTTTTGATAGTCGAACAGGCAATCGAGGAACGCTTCCCGGATTTTCTTCGCCTGGTCGTCGCTGATCGTGTTGCGCTCTGGCTTGCGCTTGGGGCCAGCGTTGCGCGCGGCGATGTTCGGATTCAGGTCGCTCTCTTTCCCCGTTTCGCCGTACTTGGTGACGCGCGCCGTGCGTTCAAGCTGGCGCCCCAATAGGTCAATTTCTTTGAAGTCGGCGCCGTCCTTCTTTTCTTTCGCAATGAGCGCAATAAGCCGGATTTCCAACGCGCTGTTGACCTTGTCGATTGCCGAGGCCTCGTCCCACTTGTCGCGTTCTCTCCAAGAATTGACCGTGCCGCGTTTCAGGTCGAGATGCCGCGCAATGCTGGACACGCGCCACCCCTGCCAGTAAAGGGCGCGCGCCGCCTTCCTCGGGTCTGTGTCGAGAGAGGTAGGCGGGTAGGGCGGCAGGGGGCAAGTCGTTTGCGAGGCCTGCGCCGTATCAGGGGCGAATGGGTCGAGCATGCCGACAAGCGTATTGCCTCGCGCACGCGCGACGCACGCGTAATCGACTGTCACGAAAGCCACCACATGTCGCGATGATTGATGGACATCGCGCGAATGCCCAACATGGACACACCGCTACACCACTACCGCAAACACCACCACCGCACCCGCTTGGAGCCTGACAGATGAAACGCACTTTCTTCCGAATCCTGCCGATGATCGGCATCGCTGCTGCGGCGATGTTCGCAATCGACGCGCACGCCGCCGCAGCTCATGTCGCGGGCGGCTTCGCAACGCTGCTTCCCGACTTCACGGCTGAAGGCGTAACGAAGGCGCTCGCCGCTGCCGGCGCCCTGGGTATGGCTGGCTCGACCGTCGCAACCCATGTCGAAAAGTACGCGACCACGAAATGGTTTGCGATCGCCACCGAAGGCGCAACGGTCGACGGCCGCACAATCTCGCGCGCATGGATCGAGCAGATGGCCGCCAACTACAACCCGCAGATGTACGGCGCGCGCGTCAACATGGAACACATCAAGGGCATCGTGCCCGATGGCCCCTTCAAGGCCTACGGCGACGTGCTGGCGCTCAAGGCCGAGGAAGTCGGCGGCAAGATGAAGCTGTTCGCGCAGATTTCACCCACGCCGGCCCTGGTCGCGATGAACAAGGACCGCCAGAAAATCTACACGAGCGCCGAAGTGAATACCTCGTTCGCGGACACCAAGCAAGCCTATCTGATCGGCCTGGCCGTGACCGATTCCCCGGCAAGCCTGGGAACCGACGCACTGCATTTCTCGGCCCGTAACACGAGCAACCTGTTCACCGCCGCGATTGAAACCTCGTTCGAGCTGGAAGAACCGACGGTCACCGTGGCCGACCAGGTCAAGAAGGTGTTTTCGACCGTCGCCACTATCCTGGGCAAAAAGGACGCGAACGACGCCGAACGCTTCACCGACCTCAACAAGGCGATCGAGCTGCTGGCGACGCACGGCAAAGAACAGTCCGAAACGGTCGCGAAGCTGTCGGCCGACCTGGCGAAGGCGCAAGCGGACTACGCCGAGCTGAAGGCCGCGCACGACAAGACGTCGACCGACTTCGCCGCCCTGCAAACGAAGCTGTCGAACACCCAAGCCGACCCGGCACGCCCGCACGTCACCGGCCAATCCAACAGCGTGCAGACCGATTGCTGATCGCCTGACGCCCTGACCGCAACCCGTACCCTCACGCCACCCGGAGAAACAACCCATGCGTAACGAAACCCGCGTGCTGTATCGCGCCTACCTGGAACGCATCGCGAAACTGAACGCGATCGCTGACGCCACCGAGAAGTTTGCTGTTGCGCCGTCCGTGCAACAGACGCTCGAAAGGCGGATGCAGGAAACCAGCGAGTTCCTCAAGACCATCAACATGATCCTGGTTCTCGACCAGGAGGGCGAAAAGATCGGCGTGGGCGCCACGGGTCCGATCGCAGGCACCACGAACACGGCCGCCCAGGATCGCCAAACGACCGACATTTCGGCGCTCGATAGCAACAAGTACCGTTGCGAGCAAACGAATTGGGACTCGCATGTGCCGTATGCCCGCCTGGACGCCTGGGCGCGCCACCCGGAGTTCGAGACGTTCCTGCGCGACGCGTTCATCGTTCGCCAGGCGCTGGACCGGATCATGTGCGGTTTCAACGGCACCAGCCGCGCCGCCACGTCGAACAAGGCCGCTAACCCGCTGCTGCAAGACGTGAACAAGGGCTGGCTCCAGCACTACCGCGAGCAGGCCCCCGAGCGCGTCATGCATGAGGTCGCAGCCGGCTCGAACCTCATCAAGATCGGCGCGGGCGAGAAGTACAAGAACATCGACGCCCTGGTCGTCGACCTGGTCAACCAGATGGTCGACCCATGGCACCAGGAGCGCACCGACCTGGTCGCCGTGGTGGGCCGTGAGCTGCTGGACGACAAGTACTTCCCGCTGGTCAACCAGACGCAGGCGCCGACCGAAACGCTGGCCGCCGACATCGTCATCAGCCAGAAGCGCGTGGGCGGCCTGCCTGCCGTGCGGGTTCCGTTCTTCCCGGCCGGCAAGGTGTTTGTCACGCCGCTGAAGAACCTCTCGATCTACACGCAGGAGGGTAGCCGCCGCCGCACCGTGACGGACAACCCGAAGCGCGACCGGATCGAGAACTACGAGTCGGCCAACGACGCGTACGTGGTCGAGGACTTCGGCGCCGGCGCCGTGGCTGAAAACATCACCCTGGTGTAACCATGACCAGCCCCGCCCGCCAACATTTCGAGCGCGTTCGTGCGCAAAGGCAAGCGGCGGCCGTGGCCGCCGGCGAATCCCTCGCCGGCGCCACCGGCTACGAGCTGATGCTCGCGAAGCTCCAAAGCGATCGCGTCCGCCTGGCTGACGTGCAATCCGCCGAGCGCAAGGCCGAGGTCAAGCGCGAGCTGCTGCCCGACTACGCCGACTATGTCGCCGGCGTGCTCGACGGCGGGCGTGGCGCGCAGGACGATGTGCTCGCGACCGTGCTGGTATGGCGCATCGACGCTGGCGACTATGCCGGCGCCCTCGATATCGCCCGGTACGCGCTCGCCCACGGCCTCAAGCTGCCCGATCAATTTCAACGCGAGCTGCCGGTGGCGCTGGCCGAGGAATTCGCGGACGTCGCCCTCAAGGCGATGCAGGCCGGCGGCACGTTCTCGGCCTCGATCCTGGCCGATGTCGGCGGCATGACCAACGCCCACGACATGCCCGACCAGGTGCGCGCCAAGCTCCTGAAAGCGTACGGCATGGCCGCGAACGTCGACCCGCTGACCGCCGAGAACCGCGAGCTGTACGTGGCCGCCCTTACCGCCCTGCGCAGGGCCGCCGAGCTGAACCCGCTTGTCGGCGTAAAGCAGGAAATCGGCCGCCGAGAAAAAGCCCTGGCGAAGTTTGACGCCGAGCAGAAACAGAAATCCGACCAGCTCGCCCGCGAGCTGCAAGAAGCCAGCGGCGGCAACGCCACTGGCACGTAAAGAGCCCCTCCGGCAAGGCGGCACCGGGGCCGAGGTTTCGCAATACCTGAACGGCTTACGCGATCCCTACGCCCCGGTCCACCGCCTTCTACCTTTTCCCCGCCATGAGCCTGATCGCCACCGCACCCGCAACCACCCTGGACGCGCCGGCCGGCGCGAGCATGATCGCCAACGATGGCTGGTTCCCCGATGTCGACATGGCCCATGTGCGCAAGGCCGTCCGCCTCGACGGCACTGTGACCTACGAGCGTTTGCGCGAGGCCTTGGTCATCGCCATGGCCGCCACGAACGACGAGCTGCGTACGTTCGCCGGCGCGCAGCAAAGCCTCGGCCGCGCGAAGCTCGCAGACGTTCCCGCGCCCTCGGTCGGCGGCGAGAGTATCAACCTTGCGCGATATCGCACGGCCGTCTACTACACCGCCCGCGCCGACCTGGTCGAGAAGTACCGCGATTTCGACAGCACCAAGAGCGGCCACCAGGCGGCCGACCAGCTCGACACCACGATCGACGACGACCGCCGCAACGCCAAGTGGGCCGTGCGCGATATCAAAGGCGTGGGCCGCATGACCGTGGAGCTGATCTAAATGCGCGTCGCTTCGCAACAAGGCGACACCGTCGACCTGCTGGTCTACCGGCACTTCGGTCGCACGCGCGGCCTGGTCGAAGTCGTGCTCGAACTGAATCCCGGCCTGGCCGACCTCGGCCCGGTCCCCCCCCTGGGAACGGTCGTCGAGCTGCCCACGGCGCAGGCTGACCAGACCTCGAAAAAGCTCATTCAACTGTGGGATTGATCCCGAAGGAAATCGACATGGCAGAACCCGGCACCACCACCGCCAGCGCGGCCGCCTCGGCGCTCGGGGTAGGTATCACCGCGCTATTCCCTGGCGTCGACGGCAACGCCCTGATCGGCGCGTTCGCCGGCGCTGTCCTGGTCGTCGTCACGTCCAAGGACTTGAGCCTTGTCGCGCGCTTCGCCTACCTGGCTATCTCGTTCGTCATCGGCTACCTTGCCGCGCCCGAGGTCGTCGGCTGGACACCCATCACGTCGACCGGCGTTGCGGCGTTCTTTGCGGCCTCTCTGGCGATCGTCGTTGCGTTGCAGCTCATTGAACGCGTGCGGTCGTTCGACCTGCTGTCGCTGTTCCGCAAGGGGGGCTGATATGGCACACGCAAGCCTGGCCATCCTCACTTTCTCGGCCTACCTGATCGCGGCGTTGGCGCTGATCGCCTACCGCAAGAACGGCGCCCGCCACCGGCACGCCGTGTCCTGGCTCGCCTGGGCGCTCCTGGTCGTCATCGGCGGGTCGGCGATCGAGCTGGCGATCAGCGCCAGGCCCGTAACCGCGTTCGAGGCCGGTCGCGCCCTCCTGATCGCCCTGTTCGTCTGCGCCACGCGCGGCAACGTGGCGCGTTTCCTGCACCACCGGAGCTGATGCCATGATCCTGAGAAGCGGATCCCACGGGAACGAGGTCGAGCTGCTGCAACGCCGCCTGGCACGCGCCGGCCACGCTGTGCAACCGACCCACGTGTACGACGACGCCACCCAGGCCGCCGTCCTGGCGCTGCAAAAGGCGACAGGCCTGGTCGTCGACGGCATCTATGGCCCGAAGACGCAGATCGCGCTCATGGCCGGCATGCGCAACCCCAAGCACCTGACGGACGCCGACCTGGCCGCCGCCGCCCTGCGCCTGGGCGTGCCCGTGTCGACAGTGCGCGCGGTCAACGAAGTGGAGTCGCACGGCCTCGGGTTCCTGCCCGACGGGCGGCCCGCGATCCTGTTCGAGCGCCACATGTTCTGGAAACGACTGCGCGCCTACGGCGTCGACCCGGCCCCGATCGCGGCGAAGTACCCCAAGCTCGTGTCGCAGACGCGCGGGGGCTACATGGGCGGCACGTCCGAGTACGTTCGCCTGGCGCAAGCCGAACAGATCCACCCCGAGGCGGCGCGCGAGGCGTGCAGCTGGGGCGCATTCCAGATCATGGGCTACCACTGGCCGGCCATGAAGTACACGAGCCTGGCCGAGTTCGTCAGCCGCATGGAAACGAGCGAGGCCGAGCACCTGGACGCCTTTGTGCGATACCTGCTGCACGTGGATCCGCCCCTGGTTGCCGCGCTCAAGGGCCGCAAGTGGGCCGCGTTCGCCAAGGGTTACAACGGCCCCGACTACGCCGCCAACCTGTACGACGTGAAGCTGTCGCGCGCCGCCGATCGGTACCGCGCCCTCGACAAGCCGGCCGACCAGGTCGCCGCGGAATCCGACCAGGCGGCCGCATGAACCGCACGCTCGCCCTCTCTCTCGCCGCCCTGGTAGTTGTGGCCCTGGCCGTGCTCTCTGGCGCCTGGCTCTGGAACAGCTACCAGGACGCCCAGGAGCGCGCCGAAGACGCCACGAAGACGGTCGCGCAGCTGCGCGCCCAACTCGACAGCACCGAGGCCGGCGTTGTCACCGTCACCCAATACGTCGATCGCGTTCGCACGATCGAGGTCAAGGGCGACACCATCGTCAAGGAGATCCCCCGCTATGTCACGCCGCAAGCTGATGCCTCTTGCGCTATCCCTGTCGGCTTTGTGCGCCTGCACGACGCCGCCGCCGCCGGCGCAATGCTCGATCCGAATCCCCGAGGCGCTGATGCGGCCAGCTCGGGGCTTACGCTCTCTGCCGTCGCCGCAACCGTCGCCGGAAACTACACCAGCGCCCACGCAGACGCCGCGCAGCTAGACGAGCTGCAGGCCCTACTCCGCCGCCAGGGCGCCGTCATCATCGCCGAGCCTACCCCATGAAAAAGCCCGACACCCTGCGCGCGGCCCTGGTCGCCGCAGTGCCGCACCTGGCCGACAATCCCGACAAGCTGTCGGTATTCGCTGACAACGGCACCGTGGCGGCCGTGCAGGGGGACACCCTGTCCTACAACTACCGATACACCCTCTCCGCGCTGCTGCTCGACTTCGCCGGGGATCCGAACATCGTGTTCGCGGCCGTGGTGGAATGGGTCAAGGCGAATCAGCGCAACCTGATCGACAACCGCGACAATCAGAAAGACGGCATGGTGTTCGACGTCGAGTTCCTGAACAACGCGACGGCCGATGTGGCGATCAAGCTCAAGGTCACGGAAAGCGTCATCGCGCGCCGCGATGCGGACGGCCAGCTCGTCGCCGAGGCAAAGCCCGAACCGAAGGCCGAGTGGGACATCAACGGCCTGGCCTGACATGGACGACAACCTGCACGAGCTGGAAGCCTGGGCCAGCATGCTCCTGGGCAAGCTAGGTCCGGTCCAACGCCGCGCGGCCATGCAGGACATTGGCCGCGAGCTGCGCCGCAGTCACCAGGCGCGCATCGCTGCCCAACAGAACCCGGATGGAAGCGCGTACGCGGCCCGTAAGCCGCGTTTGCAGAAGGGGAAGGGGTTACGGGGCAAGAAAGGTGCAATCAAGCGCCAGGCGATGTTTCGCAAGCTGCGCACGGCCCGCTTTCTCAAGGTCGAGGTCACGGGCGACGGCCTGGCGATCGGCTACACCGGGCGCGCGGCCTACCTGGCGTCGATCCACCAGGAGGGACAGGCCGGCCAGGTCGCACGCGGCGGCCCCTCCTACACCTATCCCGTGCGCCAGCTGCTCGGCATGACAGCCGCCGAGCTGGAAATGATCCACGATCGCCTGCTCGGGCACGTGGTCAAGTAGCGGCGGCCGCCTCGACCTGGTCGAGCCGGCCCGTTGCCACCTCGAAGTACTCCCCATTCAGCTCACTGCCGATAAAGCGCAGGCCTGCCTCTTTGGCGGCCACCAGGAACGTACCGGACCCGGAGAACGGATCGCACACGACGCCACCAGGGCGCACCAGGCGAACAACTTCGCGCGCCAGCTCGATCGGCTTTTCCGTCATGTGCTGTTTCGGAATCGGCAGGCGGCAAGGGAAAACGCCAGGCAGGTACACCTCGGCGCTCTGCATGCCTCCCTTGGACGCCCACACGATGAATTCGGCTTGCTGCGTAAATCCGCCCTTGCGCGGCCGCGCACGGCCAGGCGTCTTATCCCACACGGCAATGCCCCGCATCGTGAAGCCCGAGGCCTGCACAACGTCTGTCAGCGCGGCGAGCTGGCGCCAGTCAATGAAGCACACCACCAGGCCGCCCGGTTTGAGCGCGCGGTACGCGGCCGACAGCCACGAGTGACACCAGAACGACCACGAGCGTTGGTCCATGTTGTCGAAATCGAAGTCGGCGTACTCGGCTTTCGTTTTCGAGTTTATGTATTTCTTGCCGGTGGACTGCCTACGCGAACCCGCATGCAAGCCGCCCGAGGAATAGGGCGGATCGGTCAGCAACATGTCGATGGATAGAGGCGCAAGGCCTCGCACCAGGTCGAGCGCGTCGACCTGGTGCAGCTGGTCGAGAGGAAATTTTTCGGCGTTGTCTTTGCGGGTCGTACGGCGTTGTGCTTTCACGGCTATGGGTCTATGTGGCGTGGTTTCCGAAGCGCGGAGTACTCCCCCGCGCGCTGCGTTCCATCGCATTGTCGGCACGCCCGCGCCGCAATAGTTGGCGAATCGAGTGTGGTGACGGCCACCACATCGCCAGCTGCTCGCTTCGCTCGCGCGAGGCCGGCAAGATCGTTGCATGGACTCGAACGAACTGAAACGCCTACTGCTGAACCTGCTCCGCAAAGGAGAGGTAATTGCGCTCGACCTGGAAAAAGGTCTGTGCCGCGTGCAGACCGGCGAGCTGACGACGCAATGGGTTCCATGGTTCGCGTTCGCTGCGGGCACCACGCGCGATTGGTTGCCGCCCATTGTGGGCGAGCAGGTCATGGTGCTTTGCCCTGGCGGCGAGCCGGCCGACGCCGTTGTGCTTCGCGGCTATTTCTCCGACGACCACCCGGCCCCCTCGAATCTCCCGAACCTGCACACGCGCCACTACCCGGACGGCGCCGTGAAGCAATACGACCACGAGGCACACGCGTTCGACCTCACGCTGCCGGAAGGCGGAACGGTCAACATCATTTCGCCCCAGGCGGTAGCAGTGAAGGCCGAGGCCGTCACGGTCGATTCGCCGGAAAGCACGTTCACCGGCGCTGTCATCGTCAAAGGCCCGTTCACGTTCGAATCCGGCATGACCGGCAAGGGCGGCGCCGGCGGCGGCAAGACGATGCAGATTGACGGCGCGGCAGATTTCACCGGCGAAGTGAAGTCGCAAGGTATCAGCCTGCCGGACCATGACCACATCGAACTGGGCGACGGCCAAGCCGTTAGCAAGCCGCGATGAAAGGAATGAACGCGACCACCGGCCGCCGTGTCACCGGACTGGCTCACCTGTACCAGTCGATCGCCAAGATTGTGACGACGCCCATTGCCTCGCGCCTGGCGCGTCGCGAGTTTGGCGCCGAGGTATTCGAGCTGCTGGACGCGCCGAACAACGGCGCCACGCGCACGCGCCTCTATGCGGCCATCGCTACGGCGCTCATGCGTTGGGAAATCCGCCTGAAGCTCACGCGCGTTTCGCTCTCCGTCGACAGCCTGGACGGCTCGGCATACGTCGACATCGAGGGCTACACCACTGAAACCGGAGCACGCGTCGACGTACGCGTGGCGGTCAACTCGCAGGCCTCGCAATGAGTGTTATCGACCTTTCCCAACTCCCGTTTCCTGGCGTCGTCGAAACGCTCGACTTTGAAACCATCTTTGCCACGCGCAAGGCCGGACTGATCGCCCTTTTCCCCGCCGAAGACCAGGAGGAAGTGGCCGCGACCCTAGAACTTGAATCCGAGCCGTTGACCATCGCCGTTCAGGAAATGGCGTACCGGGAAATCGTGTGGCGCCAGCGCGTGAATGACGCCGCCCGTGGCGTCATGCTGGCGTACGCCGTTGACGGCGACCTCGACAACCTGGTCGCGAACATGAACGTCAAACGGCTGGAAATCACCCCCGAGGACACCACCACTATTCCGCCCACTGAGGCAGTCATGGAGAAGGACGGCCCCCTGCGCGAGCGCGGCCAGCAAGCCTGGGAAGGCCTGTCCGTGGCTGGCCCGAGCCAGGCCTATGTTTTCCACGCCCGGTCCGCTGACGGCCGCGTGGCCGACGCTACGGCTACCTCGCCGGAACCGTGCGATATCGTCGTCACCATCCTGGGCGTCGACGGCAACGGCGAAGTAGGCGATGACGTGCTCGATGTTGTGCGCGCCGCGCTCAACGCCGAGAAAACCAGACCGATGGGCGACCGGCTGACGGTCCAATCCGCCGCGATCATTGACTACGCCGTCGACGCGGTTCTGTACTTCGCCTCGGCCGGCCCCGAGAACGAAGTCGCCATGGCGGCCGCCGGCAAGCGCCTGGACACTTACATCACGACGCAACGCCGCCTGGGTCGCAACATCAACACCTCGGCAATCATCGCCGCCCTGAAAGTCGAGGGGGTCGAACGCGTCGACCTGTTGTCGCCGGCGGCGAACATCGCGGTATCTCCTGCGCAGGCCGGCCACTGCACCGGCGCAACCCTGACGAATGGCGGCGTCGATGAATAACCTCCTGCCGCCAAACGCGACGGCCCTAGAACGTCGCCTGGCGCAAATCAACGCCGAGGCGCAGGACGGCGTGGCAATCCCGCTGCGCGACCTGTGGAACCCGCAGACGTGCCCCGAGGCGCTGCTGCCGTTTCTCGCCTGGTCGTTCTCGGTTGATCGGTGGGACGCGTCCTGGTCTGTCGCCACCAAGCGCGCGGTAGTTGCGGCGTCCTATGAAATCCACCGCCGCAAAGGAACCATCGCCGCGATCCGCCGCGCGGTCGAGCCGTTGGGCTACCTAATCCGGGTCATGGAATGGCACCAGATGCAACCCGAGGGGCCACGGGGCACGTTCAAGCTCGACGTGGGCGTCCTGGACACCGGCATCACCGAAGAGATGTACCAGGAGCTGGAACGGCTCATCAATGACGCGAAGCGCCTGTCGCAACACTTGACCGGCCTCGCTATCAGCGTCGAGACACGCGGTGCCGTGCGCTACACCGGCGCGCCGCTGCTCGGCGATGTCATCACCGTCTACCCGTATTCCCCGGAACCCGTCGAGGTCGCCGGCGCGTCGCTCTATGCCGGCGCCGCGCACCTGGTCGACACGATCACCGTCAACCCCCTCTGAGCCATGGCGCAAATCTACTACCTCATCCCTACCGCTGCTGGCGAGGCCAAACTCGCCAACGCCCAGGCGCTCGGCGTCCCCCTGAAATTCACGGCAATGTCCGTGGGCGACGGCAATGGCGCCTTGCCGATTCCGAACCGCGATCGAACGACGCTCATCAATGAGCGCCGGCGCGCCGCCATCAATTCGCTTACGGAAGACCCTAACAACGCGAGCCAATTCATTGCCGAGCAAGTCATCCCCGAGACTGAGGGCGGCTGGTGGATTCGCGAGGCTGGCATCCATTCCGAAGACGGCACCCTGTGCTACTACGCGAACATCCCGGAGACGTACAAGCCCGTGATGGCCGAAGGCTCGGCGCGCACCCAGGTCATTCGCCTGGTCTGCCTGAATACCAGCGGCGCGACTGTCGAGCTGAAGGTTGATCCATCCATCGTGCTCGCGACGCGGTCGTACGTTGACACGCAGATCGCCGCCGAGCTGGACAAGCGCGACGCGAAACAATCTGCTCTGGTCGCTACTACCGCCCCCCTCGCCGCTCTCTCTGGCCTGCAAACCATCGACACGGTCGCATTGACCGCCGGCGCCCGCGTCCTGGTCAAAGACCAGGCGGGCGCGAAGGACAACGGGATCTACCTCGCGGCGGCCGGCGCCTGGTCGCGTGCGACCGATGCGGACAGCGGCCTGGACGTGACCGCCGGAATGCTGGTTCCGGTCGAGCAAGGCGCGATCAACGGCGATTCCGTGTGGCAACTGACCACGGACGGCCCGATCATCGTCGGCGCCACCCCGATCGCATTCAAGCGGGTAGGCGCTGGTTACTTCGCGCCGCTGGATTCCCCGGACTTCGCCGGGATTCCCAGGGTCGACACGGCTCCGCTCGGCACGGCCACCCGCCAGGCGGCGAGCACCGCGTTTGTCGCGGCCGCTGTCGCCGCGCTGGTTGGCGCCGCACCCGGTCAGCTCGACACGCTCGCCGAGCTGGCCGCCGCACTGAGCAACGATGCGAACCTTGCCGCGAATCTGACCGCCGCCCTTGCGCTGAAGGCCCCGCTTGCTTCCCCCGCTCTCACTGGCTCGCCGACCGCCCCGACGCCGCAACAGTTCGATGCAAGCACCAAATTGGCGACGATGGAAGCCGTTCGGCGCGCGGGCATGCAGTCTTCCGCCTGGAACGTTGTCGCGGCTTCCGGCGCCATTCCTGTCTCGTACTGTGGGAGCACGGTTGTAGTCGCCGCTGCGTCTGCCGTCGCGCTCACCCTTCCCGACGCTTCCACCGTTCCTGCCGGCACCCGCCTTGAGTTTCTTAGCGTCACCACGCTAACCGCAACGCTTTCGCGATCCGGGACGAACCTGATCTATGGCACGCCGGCAAGCGGTGTCACCTCGATCCCCCTCGGCTATCTCAATGACCTGGTGTTGGTCAGCAATGGTGTGAACTGGTATGTCGTCGGCGGCCGCGAGGCTCTGCGCTATTCCAGCTCGTTCGCGGCATCGCTGGCGGGGAATGGCTGGGAGAAACGCCCGAGCGGCGTCATCGAGCAATGGGGAACAGTGTCGACCGCCGCCGGCGGCGCATCCGTCTCGTTCCCGACTTCCTTCCCCAACGGGGTTCTCGACGTGCTTGTTACTGCCAATGCCGCCGCAAGCGACTCAACTGTCAGCACCGGGCTATGGCAACCGTGGGGCTTCCCTGTTTATTCCTACACGAATGGTTCGCCCGTTGGCATGACGGTCAACTGGCGCGCACTCGGTTACTAAGGAGAGATCCGCAACATGTGGTTCTACAAACACCCCCGATTCTTTCACCCGGACATTTTCGGCGCCGCAATTCCGAGCGATGCCGTAGAGGTGTCCGACGAAGAACATGAAGCGCTCATGCAGGCGCAGCGCTCGCGCGGCGCATCGATCGAGCCGGACCAGAACGGCCGGCCTGTTGCGGTCGACCCCGCGCCGCTGTCGCTCGGCCAGGTGCGCGCAATGCTGCTCGACCGCATCGACCGTACCGCCGACGCGGCTCGCCTGGCCGTGGCTGGCGACCCGCTGCGCGCTGCTGAGTATCAGATTGCTCAGGCAGAGGCCAAGACGTTTGCGGCCGCCGGCTACGCGGGCGACGTGCCCATGTCCGTCAAGAGCTGGGCCGAAGCGAAGCAATGGACTGCGAAGCAGGCGGCCGAAAACATCATTGCCGAGGCGGCCGCATGGAACGGCGCGCTCTATGCCATCCGCGACGTTCGCTTGAAGGCGAAGGAACAGGTACGCAACGCACTGACGGCCGAGGCGGCAGAGGAGGCCGCCGACATCGTCTGCGCAGCTATCGCGCACATGGTCCAAAACCTCGGCAACGCCAAGAGCTGACCATGTCGACAGTTCGCCTGATGTTCTCGACGACCCGCTGGCCGCTCTCCGCGCTTATCCGCGCGGCGACCTGGTCGCGCTGGTCCCACGTCGCCCTGGTCGACGGCGAAAGCGTGCTCGAGGCGGTCGCCCTGCACGGCGTACGCCGCGCTCCGCTGGCCGATGCGATTGCACGAGCCGCGGACTATGCGTTCGTCGACCTGCCGGCGCGTGACCCGGCGGCCGTCATCGCGGCGGCTGCGTCGCAGCTCGGCAAGCCGTACGACTACACGGCCCTGGTCGGCCTGGCGCTGCGCCGGGACTGGCAGGCGCTGGGCGCCTGGTTCTGCTCCGAGTACGCCGCCTGGTCGTTCATGGCCGCCGGTCAACCGCTGCTGCGCGCGGAGGTCGTCCGCCGCGTGACGCCGCAACACCTGTGGATGCTGCTGCCGGCCGACCAGGCCGACGCCGCCCCCCTCAAATCCTTTCACCCTCTGTCCAACCAGGAGTAAGCGAACATGCCCACGGAATACCACCACGGCGTACGTGTCACCGAAGTCAACGATGGCACCCGCCCCATTACCGCAGTGTCTACCGCGATCATCGGCCTGATCGCCACCGCCGAGGACGCTGACGCAGCAACGTTCCCGCTCGACAAGGCCGTACTCGTTACCAATGTCAACGCCGCGATCGGCAAGGCCGGCACTAAGGGCACGCTGAAAACCGCGCTCGAAGCCATCCAGCTCAACGCCAAGCCGCTGATCGTGGTTGTTCGCGTGCCCGACGGCGAGGACGCCGCAGAAACCACGAGCAACGTCATCGGCACCACCACGGCCGAAGGCAAGTACACCGGCATGAAGGCGCTGTTGCAGGCGCAATCGTCCCTGGGCGTGAAGCCGAAAATCCTCGGCGCTCCGCTGCTGGATCCGCTGCCCGTGGCGACCGCGCTCGCCGCCCTGGCGCAGAAGCTGCGCGGTTTCGCCTATGTGGGCTGCGATACCGCCAAGACGAAGGAAGAGGCCGCGACGTACCGCGACGGTTTCGGCCAGCGCGAAATCATGCCTATCTGGCCGGAGTTCCTGGCTTGGAGCACGGTCGAGAACAAGGATGTGGTTGTGCCGTCCTCGGCTTTCGCCCTAGGCCTGCGCGCCAAGATCGACGAGAACGTCGGCTGGCATAAGACGCTGTCGAACGTGGTCGTCAACGGCCCGACCGGCATTTCGCGCGACGTGTTCTGGGACTTGCAAGACCCCGCGACGGATGCCGGCTACCTGAATAGCAAGCAAGTCACGACGCTGATTCGCTCGGGCGGCTATCGGTTCTGGGGTAGCCGGACCTGCTCCGAGGATCCGCTGTTCGCGTTCGAGAACTACACCCGCACCGCGCAGGTCATGGCTGACACCATGGCCGAGGCGCACATGTGGGCCGTCGACAAGCCGATGACCCCTTCGCTGGTGAAGGACATTATCGAAGGCATCAACGCGAAGTTCCGCGAGTGGGTCAGCAAGGGCTACTTGATCGGCGGTTCCGCCTGGTACGACGAGGCCGCGAACAGCGTCGAGCAGCTGAAGAACGGCCAGCTCGCAATCGACTACGACTACACGCCGGTACCGCCGCTCGAAAACCTGAATTTCATCCAGCGGATCACCGACCGCTACCTGATGGACTTCGCAACGCGCGTCAACGGCAACAACTGATTGCAGACATAACCAGGAGAACCACGCATGTCTCTGCCCGCAAAGCTCAAACACTTCATGTTGTTCCACAACGGCGATAAGTACGCCGGCGAAATCGTCGAGTTCGCGCTGCCGAAGCTGACTCGCAAAATGGAAGACTTCCGCGCCGGCGGCATGAGCGGCCCCGTGCCGATCGACCTCGGCCAAGAGGCGATCACCTGCGAGTGGACCGCCGGCGGCTTCATGAAGGACGTGCTCACGCAATACGGCGCACTGCGGCACGACGCTGTGCAGCTGCGTTTCGCTGGCGCCTACCAGCGCGAAGACTCCGACAGCGTCGATGCGGTCGAGATCGTCATTCGCGGCCGCCACAAGGAAGTCGACCCCGGCTCGGCCAAGAGCGGCGAAGACACCGAGTTCAAGGTCACGAGCGGCGCCAGCTACTACAAGATCAGCATGAACGGCGAGACGCTGATGGAGTTCGATTTCGTCAACATGATCGAGAACATCGGAGGTATCGACCTGCTCTCGAAGTTCCGCTCCGCCCTGGGCATCTAAGCCCGAAGCAATGCACGCCGCCCGCCAGGCGCGGGCGGCAACCTCCCCTCACCACCTGGATAGATAGCCATGAACACGCAAGAGAACGCAGCAAACGCCGACGCCACCGCCATCGACGCACCCGACACTGCAGCCGTAGCGCCGGCCGCTGATCCGAATACTGTCGTCCTGGACAGCCACATTGTTCGCGGCAAGCAGCTCATCACCTCGGTTTCGTTCCGCCGTCCCTCCTCGGGCGAGCTGCGCGGCCTGACGCTCAACGCCCTGGCCAACCTCGATGTCGTCGCGCTGACGCAGCTCATCCCGCGCATTTCCTCGCCCATGGTCACGCGCCAAGAGGCCGAGGCGATGGACCCTGCCGACCTCCTGCAATGCGGAGGTGTAATCGGCGGTTTTTTGCTGCCGAAGCACGCGAAAGCAAACATCGACTCGCAAACGATGTAGAGGACGCAGAGGCCGACATCCTGGCGGTCCTGCGACTGAGCCGCCAGGAACTAGGCGAAATGTCCCTGGGTGAACTTATGAGCTGGCGCGAACGCGCCCGAATCCGAAGCGGAAACGACTGATGGCATCAAACGACCTCAAGCTGCGCGTGCTGTTCGACTACGTCGACCGCATCACTGGCCCCCTGAAACGCACCATGGCCGGCGGCCGCGACCTGGCGAAATCGTTCAAGGAATCGCGCGACCAGCTCAAGGCGTTGTCTGATGCGCAGAAGGATATCGGCACGTTCCGCCAGCTCGAAGCGAACGCCAGGGCCTCGGGGTCCGCGCTTTCCGATGCACAACTAAAGGTCAACCGGCTGGCGACCGCGCTGGGCGCCAGCGGCCCGCCGACAAAGGCGATGGCCCGCGACCTCAACGCCGCCCAGCGTGCGGCCGCCAAGCTGGCCGCAGAGCATTCGAACAACGTCGCCACGGCTCAAAGCTTGCGTGCCAAGCTCGCCGGCGCTGGTGTCGACACGCGCAACCTGGCGGCCGCAGAGTGGGATCTCCGCGCAAAGGTCGTGTCAACCACGATGGCCATGGAAGCGCAAAAACGCCAGCTCGACCAGCTGGCCGCGCGCACCCGCAAGCTTGGCGAAGCTCGCGACAAGATGAACGCCAGAAAGGCCGTCGCTGGATCACTCGCCAGCGGCGGCGCTTGGGCCACGGCTACCGGCGCAGCTGCGACAGGCGCCGTGGCCGTTCCTGTGGCCGCGTATGCCCAGGCCGAGGACGCCGCGACGAACCTAAGCGTCGCCCTCATGCGCGCCGGCGGCGTCGTGCCCGAGGAATTTGGGAAGATCAACGCCCTGGCGATGAAGCTAGGGGACAAGCTGCCAGGCACCACGGCCGATTTCCAGAACATGATGACGATGCTTACGCGCCAGGGTATCAGCGCGAAAGCCATCCTTGGCGGCATGGGCGAGGCAACCGCCTACCTGGCCGTGCAGCTCAAGAAGACGCCCGACGAGGCGGCCGAGTTCGCCGCCAAGCTGCAAGACGCCACGCGCACCAGCGAGGGCGACATGCTGTCGCTGATGGACGTCATCCAGAAATCGTTCTACCTGGGCGTCGACGACAACAACATGCTGCAAGGGTTCTCGAAGCTCTCGTCAGCCATGGATACCGTCAAGCTCAAGGGCCTGGAAGGGGCGAAGGCACTTGCGCCGTTCCTGGTCATGGCCGACCAGGCCGGCATGAAGGGCGAGGCCGCAGGCAACGCGCTGCGCAAGGTATTTCAAGCCGGGTTCGACAAGAAGAAGATGGAGGACGGAAACGACCTCCTGAAGAAAGACGGCATCAAGCTAAATTTCACCGATGGCAAGGGCGAGTTCGGCGGCCTGGACAACATGTTCAAGCAGCTCGAAAGGCTTAAGAGCCTGACCACCGAGAAGCGCGTCAACGTGGTCAAGGCGATTTTCGGCGACGACGCCGAAACGTTGCAGGTTGTGTCGCTCCTGGTCGAGAAGGGGGCGGATGGCTACGCCGAGGTGCAGGCCAAGATGGCGGCGCAGGCCTCGCTACAGGAGCGCGTCAACAAGCAGCTCGGTACGCTCAAGAACCTGTGGGAAGCAGCAAGCGGCACGTTCACTAACTCGATGGTCGCGTTCGGCGAGGCCATCGCGCCCGAGCTGAAAGCCGTTACCGAGTGGATCGGCAACGTTGCGCAAAGCCTGGGCGCATGGGCGCGCGAGAACCCCGCCACGGCGGGCGCCATCATGAAGGTAATCGCCATCACCGGGATTTTGCTCATTGCCCTGGGCGGCCTGGCGATCGCAGCTGCCGGCATCCTCGGCCCGCTCGCGATGCTTCAATTCGGCATTACGGCACTCGGCGCGGAGGGTAGCTTGTTCATGCGCGTCCTCGGTGGCATGGGTACTGCATTGAGATTTGTCGCCAATGGGATTCTATTCATCGGCCGCGCACTGCTGATGAACCCGATCGGCCTCGCCGTGACCGCTATCGCCGTGGCCGCCCTGCTCATCATTCAGTACTGGGAGCCGATCAAGGCGTTCTTCGCCGGCCTGTGGACGCAAATCCAACAAGCGGCCTCGGGCGGCTTGTCCGGCATTGCCGCGCTGATCCTGAACTGGTCGCCGCTGGGCATGTTCTACCAGGCGTTCGCCGCTGTCATGTCCTGGTTTGGCGTCACGCTCCCCGGCAAGTTCACCGAGTTCGGGGCAAACATCCTGGCCGGCCTGGTCAACGGCATCCTGAGCGGCGTCGACAGTGTGCGCTCGGCCATTTCGAGTGTGGCCGATGGCATCGCCGGCTGGTTCAAGGGAAAAATGGACATCCACAGCCCGAGCCGGGTCATGGCCGAGCTGGGAGGGTACGTGTCGCAGGGCGCCGCCCAGGGCATCACAGAGGAACAGGGTTCCGTGGCCCAGGCGGCCCGAAACCTTGCGGACGTGGCGACCACCGAGTTTCAGCCGGGAAAGAGCGCGGTCACGCCTGGCGCTGGTTTCGGGGCCGTGCAGCAACCGCTCGACCTTCGCCCGCCGGCCGCCCCCTCGCCTGGCTCGTCAACCGGCGCCGGCGTTGCCGCCGTCACCTACCAAATCACGATCAACGCCATGGCCCGAGAAATGAACGTCGACGAGCTGGCGCAAGCTGTCCGCGTCGAATTGGAGAAGTTCGAGCGCGCCAAGCAATCGCGCGCGCTCTCCCGATTCTCGGACTGAACAAGGAGAACACGGCCATGATGATGTGCCTCGGACAATTCGTTTTCAGCCTGGATACGATCGCCTATCAGCAACTCCGGCGCTCGGCCTCCTGGAACCACCCAAGCAACCCGCGAGTGGGCGACAGGCCCGCAGCGCAATACACCGGCCAGGGGGACGACACCATCTCGCTAAACGGCGTCCTTGTGCCTGAATTCAAGGGCACGACCGCCTCTATAGAAACACTGCGGTACATGGGCGATCTCGGCGAGGCGTACGCCCTGGTCGACGGCTCGGGATATGTGTACGGCGCCTGGCTTATCGAAGGCCTGGACACCGAGCAAACGTACTTCACTAAGGACGGCACCCCGCGCCGCATCGACTTCACGATCAACCTCAAGCGCACCGACGACGACCTGGCATCCCCCGCCGGCCAGGGCATGAGCCTGGACGGCTCTGCCGGATATCTCGCCGAGGCGCGCGGATACCTCAATGCCGCCCAGGGAGCCGTGAATAGCGCGAAGGGCTATCTAAGCACGATCAGCGCGGACGCGGCGAGCTACGTCAAGAACGCCGCCAGCCAGGCCGCAAGCGCGGCAAGCGGCGCGATCGGCGGCATCATTGGAGACTAGCAAGCATGGCGCGCATGCCTATCTACAGCATCACGCTCGATGGCAAAGACCTTACGAGCACCATGGCCCCCCGCCTCATTAACCTGAACCTGCGTGAAAGCCGCGAGGACGCCGCCGACGAGCTGACCATCGCGCTTAACGATAGCGACGGCATGCTCGCCATCCCATCGCGCGGCGCCGTCCTGGACGTGGCGTTCGGGTGGGAAGACAGCGGCATGGTCAGCAAGGGCCGCTTCAAGATCGACGAGGCCGAGTATGCTGGCGCCCCGGACACCATCACAGTGCGCGGCCGCAGTGTGTCTATGTCGCAAGGCATGTCGGAGCGTCGAGAAAAGAGCTGGCACAACAACAGAATCGGCGACATCGTGTCGACGATCGCGAAGCGGTACAAGCTGGATCCACGTGTGGCCGACAAGCTCGCGAAAACTGTTATTTCTCACATCGACCAATCGAACGAAAGCGACATGTCTTTCCTTCGCCGCCTTGGCAAGCGTTACGACGCGGTCATGACTGTGAAGGACGATCACCTGCTCTTTATGCCAATCGGCCAGGGGACAACCGCAAGCGGCAAGGAACTGCCCGAGCTGAACATCACGCGCCGCGATGGCGACCGCCACCGCTATCACGTCGCCGAGCGCGAATCGTACGATGGCGTCCGCGCCTACTATTACTCAAACGGGAAGAAGAAACGCTTGTCCGTTGTGGTCGGCGGCGAGAGCAACAAGAACATGAAGGTGCTTCCCGAGGGGTACGCGACGCAGAGGGAGGCCGAGGCCGCTGCGACCGCTGAGTACAACCGCGTCAAGCGCGGCCAGGCGACCATGTCGCTGACCCTGGCGCTGGGCATTCCTGATCTGTTCCCCGAAATGCCGGTTTCGCTTTCCGGGTGGAAGCCCGAGATCGACGACACGTCCTGGTTACTCAAGGAGGTTTCGCACAACATCAGCAACAGCGGCTACACGTCCGATTGCGAGTTCGAGGTGCGCGACGACCCGGAGGCCGCGCGGCACCGCTCGCACTTCCGAAAGGGCGGCAGGTAGGTGTTTCAGGCGAACCGAACGTGGCAAGGCCACAACACACAAGCCGGGGCATGACCCGGCTTTTTCGTACGTGCAAATATTCCTTGCCAAGCCTAATATATGTACGTACACTTATTACATGCCGATCGAATTCGACCCATCCAAAGACCAAATCAACCGCGCCAAGCACGGCGTTTCGCTGGCACTGGCCGAATCGTTCGAAATGGAAGTGGCGCAGATTTCCGCCGACACTCGCGAGAACTACGGCGAGCAACGGTACATCGCCACCGGCCCGATTGGCGACCGCATCTATGTTCTCGTGTTCACGATGCGGGGCGCCAATCTCCGCGCAATCAGCCTGCGCAAAGCTAACCGCCGCGAGGTAAAAATCTATGTCGACCAAGCGTAAATTCCACATCCCGACCGACGCCGAAGACGCGGCGCTCACCCGCGCGGCCGAATCGGACCCCGATAGCCCGCCCCTGACCGACGCGCAACTGGCCTCGATGCGCCCCGCCCGTGACGTGTTGCCCGAGCTGCTCGGCCAGGAGCGCGCCGACGCGCTGATGAAGCGGCGCGGCCGCCCTGCCCTGCCGGAATCCGAGCGCAAGGTGCCGCTCACCATGCGCGCCGATCGCGACGTGGTCGACGCATTCAAGGCCACCGGCGACGGCTGGCAAACACGCATGAACGATGCACTGCGCGCCTATGCGAAGTCGCACCGCCTGCTGCCGCGCTAACCATGACGCCCGAGAACTTTCGCGCCTTGGTCGTCAGTGCGGCCGGCGATGCCGAGGCGGCCGCACTGATCGTACGCATGCTGGTCGAGAGCCAGGAAGCAAAGCGAACGCTCCGCGCCGCTGGCTACGGGTTCACGGGGATGGGCCTTCTCGAAACCGCGCGAGAAGTCCCCGACAACCCGTTCCCCATTGTCTAAAAAACCATCGTTTCTATACACATACCGAAGGCCTGCCGCGTGCAGGCCTTTTTTCTGCCCGCGCTGTCTAACAACCCTGTATAGTTTTCTATGTATGGAAAACGGTTCTCAAAGGAGTTATTAGACGCTATGAAGATGCGAGCCAAACGCGCAGGGCGCCGGCCTCACCCGGCGTTGCCCGATGCCCCTCCCACCGGCCTCTACCTAATAGGCAAGCGCCTGGCCCTGGTAGTCGACAACCCCTCGCCATTAACCGGCCACATGGAGCGCACGATCATCTATGGCGACGATCTCGCGGCCGCGATCAAGCACATGGCGCGAACGGTTACAACGACCCTACAGCGCATTGCCGAGAATGGGGGCCGCCATGGGTAACCCGGCCCTCACCGTGGACCCCGACCAGGTGCGCCGCGCGCCGACGATCAGTCAGGCCGCACGGCGTCTGCTCGACTCCCTCGACCGCCTGGTCGAAGGGTGCGAGGCTCCTGGCTTTACGGGGTGGGAGAACGGCGACGGCGAAATGGTGGGCGACGAGGTCGAGGAAGCGCGGCACGAGCTGCGCGAGCTGCTGAACCAGGCGCCTGCTATCCCGGTCATGTCTGACGCGTTTGAATCCGTATGGAAGTCGGAGCAGGTGCAAGCTGCGTTCCGCGACTACGGATGGCGGGGCGGCGCCGAGGTGCTCTGGCGCGCGGCCCTGGCAACGCAGGGGGCGCGCGATGATTAACGACCTGGTCATTCGGGGCGTCGGCCGCCGCGCCGGCAAGGGGTACGAGGGGGATGCCGAGCTACTGCGCCTTGCGGCAAAGGCCGCTGGCGCGGTTATGTCCGACTACCCCGACAGAACCCCCAACCACTGGACGCGCAAGCATGGCGACGGCATATGGCGCGAATGGGCGCCTCTCGAACAGGATGCTGACGCCGATCGCCTGGCCGTTTCCCTCGGCGCTGTCGTCGAAGAATTCCCAACATACATCGCTGTCCGCCTGGACGACATGCTCTGCGTGGAAACGATCCGGCATGACGCGGCCGCAGCTCGTCGACGCGCCATCGTCGGCGTCGCGGCAATGCGCTCCATTCAGGCGGGGAACCACAGAGGCCACCATGCGTGACCCCGCAGACCGTGCAACGCGCGATATCGTCAGCGGCGGCATACGCATTGGCTATGCCCGCGTATCCACGGCCGACCAGAACCTCGACATGCAGCTCGACGCCCTGCGCAGCGCGGGGTGCGTTCAGTTCTACCAGGAGAAGCAGAGCGGAAAGAGCGCGGCCGCGCGCCCCGAGCTGGCAAACGTGCTGCGTGCCCTGCGCGCCGGCGACACTCTGGTCGTGTGGCGCCTCGACCGGCTCGGCCGTTCGCTGGCCGACCTGGTGCGCATCGTCGCCGAGCTGGACGCTCGCAGAATTGGGTTCGAAAGTTTGAACGAGCGCATCGACACCACTACGCCGCAGGGTCGGTTGTTCCTGGGCGTCATGGCGTCGCTCGCGCAATTCCAGCGGGAAATCATCGCGGAGAACACGGCCGCAGGCCTCAAGGCGGCGCGTGCTCGGGGAAGGATGGGCGGCAGGCCTCCGAAGCTCGATGACCGCGCATTGCGCGAGGTCGAGGCCCTGCTCGCCTCTAACGATCCTGACATCACCGTTACGAGCGTTGCAGCTCGATACGGGGTCAGCCGCGCGACGCTCTACAACTCACTGCAAAGAGCCGCGAAAAAGAAGGCCGTTGCACCAGGTCAGCGGACGCGGCGAAAGGCGGCGTAGCAATACCCGATGATTTCAAAGTCGGCGGCGGCCACGTCGCCGTTCACCTGGTCGCGCTCGTAGGCGTCGTTGTCCGAGGTCAACAACAGCGAGCTGTCGACCCTATGCTGCACGCGCTTGATGCGCAGCGCCCCGCCGAATCGCACCAGGTACACGCCATCGTTCGGGCGGTGTCGACGGTCAATTAGCACCATCTGACCGTCCTCGATGCCGCCCGCGTGCCCATCGCCGGCCACGCGCAAAATCGCCGCATCCTCTACCGGCAACCCCTCCTGCAACAACCAGGAGCGCGGCATCGTCCACCACGCCTCCTGCACCGGGTCTGTTGTTTCCGTGCCCATATCGAACAGCGGCAAGTCGACAAACAGCGCGTCGCGGCTCGCATCGCGCGGCGCAGATAACAGTTCCGGTTCCCCTCTCCCGAGGATCAACCAATCGAGGCTGACGTTTTGCTCTGTCGCAATACGCATGCACTCGTCAAGCGGGATGCTGCCTCGCTTTTTCCATACCGAAAGCGAACTGCGCGCCCCGCCGAGATGGTCGGCCAGATCAACATCTTTCGATACGCCCACTACGCTTTTCATTCTGTCAACGATATCGCGAACAAGGGCTTGATTCTGGTCCATTTCTCTAATTTGAAGTTTGCAAAAAGTAGTGCGTAAGGGAAGTGAAAGGCCTATAATTTACAGATCGTTACACTTTGTATCGACTTGTTACGTTATGCAAAGACCTACCCACACTCCCCGCGCCTCTGTTGACGAACCGTCAACGACGAAACGCGTACCGATCCCGCTTAGTGCCGAGGAAAACGAGCAACTAGCCGCGTTGGCGAAAGCTGACCACCGCGCAGTGTCGGCCATGGGCGCAATTATCTATCGACGCGGCCTGGCGGCCTATTTAAGTGAACGCCCAGCATTAAGCGCGCCTTGAATCTGATTTTGACGTCGCTTAATTCGTAGCCTGGATACCACACGCTCCATGTCCAACATTCATTTCGATTGTCCGCACTGCGATACGCGCTCTGCCATTCGCACCAGCCAGCGAATGACCCGGACCATGCGCGAAATCACGTACGTATGCACCGATCCCGAATGCGGCCACACATTCATCGTCACGGCCGAGGCCACGCGCACCCTTTCCCCCTCGGCCAAGCCGAACCCCTCCGTGCTCCTGCCGATTTCGCAAGTCGTGCGCGAGCGCCTGATGAAGCAGCTCGAACTGTTGCCCGCCCAATGACCCCACAGCAAAGTGCGGACCTGCACAAACGGTCCATCATGCTCCACACCGGGGCGCTCGAATACCTGGTTAAACACCAGCATGACAGCGTGCCCCTTGGTAGTGCCACGATCCTTCAACGCTGCACCGCCTATTTGGTCGACAAGTTCGAGGTATCGAGCTACACGGCCGAGAACGCAACGATCATCGCCCTGGGCGAGCTGCAAGCCGTGAAGAACGCGCCGTACATCGACTGCTCGAAGACGACGAGCCACATGCTGTTCCTAGTCGATCCGGCCACGCGCCGCACCCGCGCTATCCCGGTCGCCGACATCGTCGAATACGTGCCCTAACCGCGTCGCTCTGACGCACTGAGAACCCGAAGGAAACACCCCCCTCGCCCAAGGCCCCGGCCCTGGGCGTTGGATTCGTTCGTCCATTTTTTTGTAAGACACGAGACATGGCTTCAATCCAAGAACTGAAACGCCAAATTGACCTGCATGAACTGGCGGCAAGGCTTGGCATCAAGCGGGGCAAGGGCGGCGACGACGCGCTGTACCACTCCCCGCTGCACCCCGACAAGAATCCGTCGCTCTCGATCTACGTCAACCACGCACGGTACGGTACCGGCTGGAAGGACCACAGCGGCGACTGCGGCGGCGACCACATCGACCTGGTCATGCTCGTGCAAGGCGGCACGAAGGCCGACGCGATGCGCTGGCTCCACGATGCGTACGCGATCCCTCTCGACCGTCCGCAACAACAGGAAGCGCCGAAGCAAAAGAGCCAGGTCGAGTACATCGCCGACAAGTGCATCCGCGAAGCCGAGCGTGCCCGCGAATACCTGCAAGGCCGTGGCATTTCCGAGAGCGCCATCACCGCCGCTATCAAGGCCCGCACCCTGGGCTTTAACGACTGGAAAAGCGACAAGAAAAAAAGCGGCGACGTGGGCTATGGCGGCGACGCCGCGGCCTTCATCGTGCGCAACGCTTTCGGCCAGGTCGTCGCCGTCGACATGCGGTTCCTGGACCCCGCCATCAATGGCGACGTGAAGACGCAGACGCACGGCGAGAAAGAGGGGATTTATTGGACCGCCGACCCGCGCAAGCTCGCCAGCGCCGAACGTGTGTACCTGGTCGAAAGCTCGATCAATGCCCTGTCGATCGACAGCTGCAACATGTACCGCACGGCGGCCGTGTCTATTCGCGGCATCGGCAACGCGGCGCAGCTCGACCTTTCTTTCCTGCGTGGCAAGCAAGCCGTCATTTGCATGGACAACGACGACGCGTTCCCGCCTGGGCACCACAAGGCCTATCAGCGCCCCGGCCCCGAGGCCGCGTGGATTCTCTACGAGCGCCTGACCGCCCTGAACATCGGCGCGATCATGGTCGATCAAACCGACTGGCTCGATGCCGACAAGGCCTCGATTAACGATGTCAACGACTACCTGACGGCGACTAGCGCCGACGAGCTGCGCAAGGCCCTGGAAACATACGAGCCGTGGCTCATCGCAGGCATGGGCGGCACGAAGGAAAGCCGCAGGGGCGGCCGCTCACGCGTGCCACTGCCCGACCATGATTTCGCGCAGTACTGGCGGTTCCGCTCGCGCCTGGACTTCACGAGCTACATCGCAAAGATGGAACGCAAGGGCGATGAAAGCGACGAGACTCCGGTCTACTCCGACCTCGCCGGCTTCCGCGTTGCCTCCCTGAGCCGCGTATCGGTCGCCAGCGCCGCCGCAACGATGACCGGCGACCCTGACCAGGCGCCGGTCGATTACTTCGCTGTAACGGTCCAAACGCCCCGCCACGGAGCGAAGCTGACCCGCCGCGTGCTGCTCGATGACCAGCTCCACAACATGCAGCAATGGAACAAGTTCGGCCCCATCTGGCAACCGGCCCAATTCTCGCGAATGCTCAACATCCTGGAGCGCACCGCGCACCTGGGCGCCCGCAATGCCGCGAACTTTGTCGGCCTGGCCTGGCGCGAAGGCCAGCTCGCCGTGAACGAAGGCCCGGACTGCTTCTTTACCGACGCCGAAAAGCAGTGCCCCTACAGCAACCTCACGTTCCCCTCTGGCCCTGTCGCTGACGCCCGCCGCGTCATTTCCGCATACCAGGAGACGTTCGGCCACAGCGCGGCCGCTATGGCCCTCGTATGGGCGTTGGGCGGCCACCTGAAAGCCATCCTCGGGTTCTGGCCGCACATGATGTTGCAGGCCGACAAGGGCGCCGGCAAATCGACGCTTATCAAGCGCCTGGAACGCACGATCGCTTTCACCATGCTGTCCGGTCAAAGCCTGCAAACAGAGTTCCGCATGCTGACCAGTATCAGCCACACCAGCCACCCGATCGGATGGGAAGAAATCAGCGCCCGCGATCAAAAGATCATCGACAAGGCGATCGGCCTGCTGCAAGAGAACTACCAGTACACGGTCACCAAGCGTGGATCCGAAATGACCGAGTACCTGCTGTCGGCGCCCGTACTGCTCGCCGGCGAGGACGTGCCCGCGCGTAGCCTGCTCGGCAAGCTGGTGCGCACCCGATTGGCGAAGAAAGGGCCGATGATCCCCGACGACCTGCCACGCTTCCCCGTGCGTCAATGGCTCGAATTCCTGGCTGGCCTCGATCGGCTGGCGGTCCTGGAAAAATATCGCGAGCTGCGCGACCACTGCCTCGACAACAGCATGGCCCCGCCCGACGATGACGGCGCCAAACGCATGGCCGGCAACTACGCGGCGATGCTGCTCGCCTGGCGCTACCTGGCCGAGTTCGCCGGCATGCACCCAGGCGAAGGCAACCTCGGCCGCGACCTGCTCGCCGAAATGAACAGCCACATCAAGGAAACGAGCAGCGACCGCGCCCCGTGGGTCTGGATCATGGAAACCGCGCTGTCGGAAATCGACGCGGGCAACTTCAAGCATCCGTTCCGGTTCGAGCGTGTCGGCGAGGACGTGCAGCTGCTCATCCGGCCCGCTCACATCATCGACCACATTTCCACGTCCAACGCCCTGCGCGAGAAATGGAACGCGCTCCCTGTCAAGACGGCCGGCGTATTTAAGCGCCAGCTGGAACACGCGGGCGTCCTGGTCGACCACGGCGGGGAAATCGAGCGCACGATCCTATCCCGCCGCATCCGCCACCTGAGCGCGTTCTCCCTCGATGCCCTGGCCCAATTTGGCCTCTCTGTCGGCGTCCGCACCGATCAACCGAACGAGAACTAATCATGGCCCGCCCTCGCATCCCTCAGTCCCGCCGAAAGGCCGTCAACCTACCGAGCATCTACGGCAACACCCGCTCCGAAAGCACGATGCTTCAGCTCAAGCCGCACGTGCAGCTCGACAAGCTGCTCGACGGCACCGCCGATCGCGACGCCTGGAAAACGCTCAAGTACCGCATTAATGAGGCCTCGGTTCTAGCCGTGCGCCACCACCCAGATAACGACGAGCTGCGCGACGCGCTCGCGACCGCTGTGCATGCTCTTTGCGCGATCGGCCACCGCTATACCGAGCTGCGACGGTTCGGGTGCAGCGAAGCCGAGTTCCGCGCGATCGGCCGAGGCCTGGACCTTGCCGACGAGCTGCAAACTGCGACGACCAGGAGGGAGCAGCTCGCCGCAAGTGTCCTGATGCACCGAGCACCGAGGGCTGCGCAATGAAAGGATTTCTCGCCGTTCTTATCTGCCTGGCAACACTGATCGGCTTTTGCTACCTCGTCGAAACATCAGACTGGAATAAGCGCCAGCGCGAGGAAGCTGCCGCCCAACGGCGCGCGGACGCCAAACCGCGTCTTGTCAGCGAAGGCGCAGACGGCTGCAAGGTTTATGCGTTCAAGCCCGCCGACCGCTGGCTCTATTTTTCGCGCTGCCCCCAAAGCCAGACCAGCACGACAAACGAATGGAGCGTGACGACAGGCGCCGGCAAGACTGCTCGCACGCATACCGAAACCATGCGTATCGAGGCCTCCCAATGAAAGTGCAGTGCGTTACCTGCAAGAACTTCACGCTGCAACCGCGCGAGGCCGAGGAAGGCAACGAACGCCTGCGTGAATTTGACCGCGACTATGCCGCGATCGGATGGGGGCGCTGTGCGTTCTGGTCCGGCCTCTCGTACTACTGGCTACCGTCCGACACCTGGCGCCAATGCGACCGGCACGAGCTGCTCGACCAGGAGCTGATCGACGCGCGGCGCACGTGGATCGCCACGAAGCGCCCGCTTCAATGAAAAGGGGCCGCCGGCGCAATGCCTGGCGGCCCCTCTCCCCTCCCCTATTGGCCGCGCTTGCGGCCTTTTTTCATTGGTCGGCGTGCGGGTTCTCGCCCCCTCGCTCGAACCATTCGTCGATCGCCTCTTTGGCGTAGCGCGCGCCGTAGCTACTGGCATAGTGGATTTTCCCCTCGGCCACGCGTTTGACTTCGCTACCGCCGCGCCAGGCCCAACCGCCGCCCTCCTGGACGTACCACTGCCACCCGAGTTCGCCGCTATCCGTCACCATCGGTTCAATGAAACACATGTAGCCGTCGCGCTGCCGACTCATGCCGTTGTCGGTCGGCGCCCATGCCTTGCTATGCAGCTGCCAATCGTTCGCCAGCTGCTCGAATGCCTGATTGCCGTTCGGGAAGTACGTATGGACCTCCGCGCGCAAATGGCTATCCATACGCAGCACCAGGAGCATGTCCTCACAGATCGCGACATCGACCGCGCGGAAGTCTGTCAGATCAAACGGGAACCGAGCCCCGTTGTAGAGGCCGAGAAGAAAGGCGGCGACGTGACGGCATTGCCCACTGTCTCCCTGGGCGATCTTGAACAGACGCGCCAATGCCGGCAGGCCTTCGTCGTGCGCCCTCTCCTGGCGCTCGCTCGTCTCCCGGATCTCCCGCTCCCACTGCTCCTGGGCGCGGCGCTTGTCTTCGGGCGATTCCTCGATCAAACGGTACCCGCTCATTTCGCGGCTCCCTCGCTCGCCACCAGGCGAGACACGGCCAGGGAAATCGCGGCCGCACGGCTGAGGCCCATGCGTTGCGCCGTGTCGTCGAGCTGCGCGAGCAACGCGGGTTGCATAGTTACGCTGATGCCTTGCTTGCGGCTCGCTTTCGGGGCCGGCTCCGCGATCGGTGCGGCCGCTGGCCTGGCCGCTACCGGCGCCTGGGCGGTCGGCGCCGGGACCGCGTCCGGGGCGCCCTGGATGAATGCGTCGATGTTGGCGGCGCGCGCAGGCTTCTTTGTCAGTCCCATAGTATTAACTCGCTATCGTATTGATGGTTACTTGATATCGCTTTGCAATTAAGCTGATACGGAATCCATGGCATCGAATGTGGCGCGCACCAGCTCGCGCACTTCCTTGCAGGCGAATGCGTCGCGCGGCTTGTACTCGTCGACGTGCATCCCTGCGCCGCTGGCATGGGCGAACGCCTTGCGACGGTTCAGCGTCGCCGGCAACAGCTCGATCCCCTGGACGCCCTTTACGGCCTCGACGGCCTCCACGTTGTCTTTGCCCTGGGGGTCGGCCGAGTTCAGAAACGCCAGGGCGCGAATGTCATGCACGGCGCGGGTCTGTTCGAGCAGCTGCGCCATGTCGTCGATCGCCCACAGATCGAAGGAACGGGGAAGGAAGGGAATCAGCACGACATCGGACACCGTCAGCGCGGCTCGCAGGGCGCTCGAATCGCGGCCGCCTGCGTCGATCACGATATGGTCGAAGCCTCCGCCCTGCTGCGTCACCTGGGCGCGCAGCGTCGCGCCATCCGCGTACGCGGCGGCCGCGATCATGGGCTTGCCACTTTCGGCGCGGCCCGTAATGGCCGTGATGCTCGTCTGTTGGCGGTCGCCGTCTATCAGCCACACGCGCGA